GTTTACTCGTCTCTTCTGATCTGTCTAGAGCTACAGATCTCGTTTCTTCTGACGCAATCAATGCGATTTCAGAGGTTATGTTCTAAAGGTATCCACTTACGGATGCCATGAACTTATACTTGTAAACAAGTAAACAATCTATTATCAACTATGATAATGGTTCGATCACTCAATAGCGAGGATCATTAATGGGTTTGCCTCATACTTGGGCATACCTTAATCTACTTCATTTGTTTGCTTGGGAACGTTCCGTTTTGGAAATGGTCCCAGACCCAAAGAAGTGGTTATAACGTGCCCAGATCTGTGGCGACGATTTGTTAGGAGAGTTCTTTTCCTAAAGTCATATCGAAAAGTATTTCGAAATAATGGAAGGTCTCGGTTTTGAGATATCCAAAGATAAATCTTTCATATCTGAAAGGTTCGGTATATTCTGCGAAGATTTGTTTGATATGCGTTAGCATAAACATATCGACGCGATTTCCGTAAAATCACTCCTATGGAGAGACAAGACGGCTAAAGGAATTAGTCGTTATGAAACCATCGGCAAAACGCTGACCGATGCTGTGAGAAAATACCCTAGTAAACGTACTTTGTTGAACGTTATCTAAAAGGCAAATTTCTCTGTTCCGGCGAGTCCTCTCGCTTATATCCCCTAAGAATTAGGAGGTTTTGGGTATGTGTCTAAATCACCTACCGTCGGTAATCTTCCGAAGTCTCTCCGTAAGAGACTCCATATGCTTTTATATGGATCGGACAAATCTACCGTTAAAATCCATGGACTATCCATGGCGTCTAGGAGTATAGATATTCCTTTTATGATCGAACCAAAGAGGTTCGAACCTGTTTTCTCTAAGAAACAGAAGCCAGACCTTTGGTAAGTCTGTAAATTCTCCTAATGGTAGGATTGGTAGTCGGAGTATATTCGACAGCTCGAAATGCGTTACTTTTGCATTTTCCCATCAACGGTTCGTTCCCGATACCGTTAGAAAGAACGATTGTTCAGGAAAATCAAACCTTCAAGGCTTGAGTTACTTCCCACTTATACATGGACGAAGCTTTATCGGTGTTTAGACCGTGATAGCAAGACAAAATCTTGTTATTTAGATACAAAATACATGTATCTTGGAGAGTATGTTAAACTCTCTGGGGAATAGGGTTCCCATGGTGTGTGAGCACCTAGGGAGCCGGGGGCGTTAA